TGGATCGACGAGCACATGACGGGACCCGCCGAAGTAATGCCCGGCGGCTTGTGAGCGAGCAACTGCCCGATGGGAAGCATCGATCACAAAGACCAAAAGCGGCGCAAAATCTGCACCGTGGTCTTGATCGCTCGCGCCCACCCTCAAGGAAGTACGGGGCGCTAGCAGACTGGAGCATCCGATGACATGCAACGAGGACGGCTGCGGCAACGTGCTCTACTCGCTTGGCTGGTGCCGCAAGCACGCCGACCGCAACCGCCAAGCCGACAGCGTCGAATACCGGCAACGCCTCGAAGCGGCCGGCTGCACACCGCAGCACGGCACCCGCAGCCGCTACCGCAAAGGCTGCCGCTGCGACGATTGCCGACATGCCGAAACCGCATACCGACGCAACTACCGAAAGGCAAACCGATGACTGGCAAATACTGGTACGAAGACCGAGACTCGCACTGGCATCTCATCAAGCTCGACGAGCTAAACGTGACTGAGCTGCGCTGGCTGTGCCGACAGTACGACCTAGCCGAAAGCTACGACCGCGACGACATGCGCAACCGCATCCGAGCTCGTAACGCTGTGACGGCCCACAGGCCCCCAAACGGCCCCTGATGGCCTTCGTTTTTTTCATGACCCCCACACCAACACCCCAGCCCGACCCGCTTTCTCCCCCTCCTGAGGGGCCCTGGGGTACCCTGGGGCGATGGGGTACGACCACCGCCACCGCCAGGCCCGTGCCGAGCTGCTCGCTGACCGGCCGGTGTGCGTTTGGTGTCGTGGCGCTGTGGCGACCGAGGCGGACCATGTCCCGCCGTTGGCGTCGTTCCCGCCTGGCGAGTGGGTCGGGCAGTACGTCCCGAGCTGCGGCCCGTGCAATGCTTCCCGTGGCGGCCGGCTGGCTGCGCAACGCAAGAAGCCGAAGCCTGTGACGTCGAGGAGATGGTGAGATGGGCCGACATCGTGAAGCTGTCGAAAAGTATCTGGAGACTGCCGAGGGCGACCCGGTAACGGTTGAGACGTGCCGAGGGTTGGCTGATCGTTGGGATGCGATCGAGGCTGGTGCTGATGGTGCCGGCCAGATTCCGCAGATTGCGGCGGTTTTGCTTCAATCCTGCAAAGATTTGTCGATTCCGCACGAGGATGCCCTGGCTTCGCTTGAGAACGCATTGAGAGCCATATGACCGAGCCGTACTACCAGGACGACCACGTCACGCTGTACCACGGCGACAGCCTCGAAATACTGCCGACGCTCGATGCCAGCTCGTGCAGCATGGCCGTCACTGACCCGCCCTACGTCATCGGCGCAATGTCTGCCGGCAACATCGGCTCGAAGTCTGGCCTGTGGGGCGACATGATGAACAGCTCATTTTGGTTCGCCGAGGTCTACCGTCAAACGCTGCGCACGGTGCACTCGACCGGTGCGCTGTGGACCTTCTGCAACTGGCGCTCGCTGCCCGTCGTCATGCGCGCTGCTGTCGATGCACAACACCCAGTCAGCTCCGTCGCTGTCTGGGACAAACAGTGGATTGGCCCTGGCGGGTCAGTGGGACTGCGTCCTCGGTATGAACTGCTGGCGCTAATCGCTCGGCCCGAGTTCGCAATACCTGACCGCTCCATCGCTGACATTTTTCAGCACAAAACCGGACCCGATAAACCGACAGGACACCCGGCCGAAAAACCCGTTGAGGTTCACGCTTGGCCGATCGACTGCTCGGCTGACTGCCGCACTGACTTGCCAATCCTCGACCCCTTTGCAGGTTCCGGCACAACACTTCGAGCAGCAAAAGACCGAGGCCGGCGCGCCATCGGAATCGAGATCGAGGAGCGATTTTGCGAAATGGCAGCTAACCGCCTCGCGCAAGAAGTGCTGCCGCTATGACGTACCCGGCGGCGTTGCACGCCACCCCGGCGAGCGATTCACCGAGCCGAGGGCACTACCTTGCCCAGGTCGCCGAGCTCATGGGGCTGGAGTTGTTCGGCTGGCAGCGGCAGGTTGCTGACGTGGCCCTCGAAGTCGACGAGGCCGGCCGGTACAAGCGCCGCACCGTCGGTGTCAGTGTCGGCCGTCAGAATGGCAAGACAGCGCTCCTGTCGGCTCGTATCGGGCTGGAGCTGCTTGCTGGCGGGCATGTCGCCTACACCGCCCAGGACCGAGGCGGCGCACGCCTCAAGTTTCAAGAAACTGTCGAGATGCTGCGGCCCGGCCTCGGCTCACGGTTCCAACAGCTCCGGCTCGCAAACGGCTCCGAGTGTCTCACCATGACGAACGGTGCGTCGTTCCGTGTCGTCACGCCCTCGAAGGATGGTGCCCGTGGCTTGTCGCTTGACCTGGTCGTGATCGACGAGGCTTTGGCGCATCCGCTGGAGCTTGTCGGTGCCCTCGGTCCGACAATGTCGACGAGGCCGTCGTCGCAAATGTGGCTGGCCTCGAACGCCGGCACGAGCTCGTCGCAGCTGCTGCGCCATTACCGTGATCTGGGCCGGGCTGGTGATTCGCCCTCGCTGGCCTGGTTCGAGTGGGCCGCTGCTGATGACGCCGACCCTGACGACCCCGAGACGTGGCTGGCAGCGATCCCGACGCTGGCCGAGGAGAAAGGCGTCACGATGGCGGCCGTCGAGGACTTCCACGGCACCATGACCACCGAACTGTTCGACCGAGAGATTCTGAACCGGTGGCCGTTGGAGGCCGGCGACTACGCCCTCGACCTGGCCGTGTTCGCACAGCTCGAAGAGCACGACCTGCCGCACGGCGACAAGCTTGCCCTCGGTGTCGACGTCAGCCCGATGCGAGACTGGTCCACAATTGCGATTGCTTCGCAGACCGGCGATCGGTACCTGACCGAGATTGTTGACCATCGGCCCGGTGTCGGCTGGGTACCCGCACGCCTCGCTGAGCTCGCACAACGATGGGGCGCAACAATCGTCGTCGACGCCGGCGCAGCCGCTGGGTCGCTGCTGCCACACTTGCAGCACCTCAACACCCTCGAAGTAGGTGCGCGTGACTACTGCGCCAGCTGCGCCACCATGCACGACGCCATTGTTGACGGCAAACTCGCCCACCTCGGCGACAGCATTCTCACCGACGCTGTGGCCTCGGCGACCCGCCGGCGGCTCGGTGACCGGTGGGCCTGGAAGCGCACGAGCGAGGAAAGCCCGATCACGCCGCTGGTGGCTGCTAGCCTTGCGCTATGGGGCGCAATCTCAGTCGCGCCGAAACCGACCCCGCAGGTGTTTTGATGTATCACGCCGCCCTTCAAGTCGCCGGCCTGCTGCTGGCGATCATCGCCGTGCTCATGGAGTTCGGAGCGTGGCCGGCAGCGTTCGCTGTCGGTATCGCTGTCGTCATCGTGTCGGCCGCTGTCGAGGCTGGTGAACGATGATCGGCGACCTGATCCGTCGCCAGGAACGCTTCAACACAGCGTTCTCGCTTCCACCGAGGCAGCCAGTCAGTCAGCCGATCACCGGCCCGATTACTGTTACACGCGCCACGCTGCTGTCAAACGTCGTCGCCAACCGCTGCGTCGCCCTCATCAGCGACCAGATCGGGTCGCTGCCCGTAGCCGTCGAACGCAACGGTGAGATCCTCGAAACACCGCCGCTGCTTGCAGCTCCCGAAGTTGACCGCACCCGCTCCGAGTTCATGGCAGCCCTCGTCACGTCGCTGCTTGTCAACGGCAATGCCTACCTGCTCGCCGGCAACCGCAACAGCCTTGGCTTCGTCAACAACGTTGTGCTGCTCGACCCCGAGGCCGTCCAGGTCGTCGTTGTTGACGGCCGGCCGCAATACCGCACCGCCCGCAACGTCCTGAATCCCGAGGACGTCCTCCACATCCGCAACTTCACCCTGCCGGGCCACGTCGTCGGATACGGCCCGCTGCAATGGAACACGCAATCCATCGCCCAAACGCTCGCAGCCGACCAGTACGCCGGCGAAGCGTTCATGACCGGCGCTGTGCCCGACGGCGTCCTGCACTCCGAAAACGAGATCACCAGCGACCAAGCGCAAGACCTGAAAGCGGCGTGGATCGCTGGCAACGGCGGCCGGCAACGAGGCCCGGCCGTGCTGTCGGGCGGCGTCAAGTACCAGCCGCT